TTAGCGGTAAATAGATGGGAAATCTCTTGCGGTGCACTGTACATAAAATCGTCACCTGCACGGACATACACCAACACATCTATCTCAGCTGAAAGCACAGGAGCAGTTATTATACTCTGTACTCTCATAGTGATAGTCCCATTATGATAATCATCATTATAGGTATATGAAGGTGATGGTCCATTACTCATCATACCAGATGTAAACTGGGGTTCTAGCCACGGCGATGTTGCACGGTACGGTACTGTTACTTCTACCTCGTCCTCAAGGGACAAATCAACTATTCTAGAGAAAGTTGTGGTTTCTGTATCAGAAGTGCTTGTAATATCGCGCGTGGGATCCCATGAAATGAGAACACGACCTTTGTGGTATTTAGTCTTAATAAATCGAAATTTATATATTAGACTACCACGCCAAAATCTAAAACCCCTTCCAAAATATGAAACGGGAATAGATGTGGCATAACCACCACCACTACGGGCGTAGCCAGGATTAACCATAGCTGACCACAAAAGAGTGTCAACTGGTTGACTATTTGACCACAAAGTACCTATAATAAAACTCTCACGAGTTAATAGATTTTTAAAAGCCAAAGGGTCTTCCTCATCTACACCAGCAGTAGTACTGGAAATGGTCACCTCATTCTTGGGATCGACTGACAACTTGTCAATTGGCATACGTGTTTCCACATTAGCAAAAGCATGGAATGTCTTTGGTTGCATAGCTGAAACATCACCTATCATGGGAGGATTTGAGTATCCAAACATTTTGGCGATGCTGGCTACAGCTTTAGCTCCCACCGACGTGGCTGTTGCAAAAGTACCAATGACAGGTACGTCAGTCAGTTTGCTAGCTACATTAGCTACAGCTGTGGCAGGTGCGGAAATGGTCCCTGATGTTTCTTCAGATTGTAGGGCTAAACCAGTAGTTGGTCCCATTATACGCACATCTTCTGCCCATGCATAGACCGCCACAGTAATACCAACTCCAGTGGCCCCATTGGCTGAGCGCAAATTAGCGTACTGCAAAAATTGCAAAACGCCCATACGTTCAAAATCAGTTGCCTTAGTGGCATCTAACCAATTACGGGGCCAAAGAAACGGTAATACCATTTCGGCACTAGACATTGATTGGGGTTCCAAGTAAACTCCAGGCACCTGTGAAAAAGGCACTTGATCTACATCATCATTATACGCACCACGATTATCAATCAGTGGAAAATAACAAGCTCTCAAACTACCAAAATAGAAGGGAGATGCATTTAACACAAATTTGAGATGTAAGCGGCAGGATATTCTACCAAAATTGTCCAACTTCTTGCGTATGTGGTCTGTATTAAAATACAGGTGCCACGGTTTAATGTCGGTTCTAGTAAAAGTATTCTCTTGCCACGTAAATTCGTGAATGCGCACAGGTCTACTTAAAAATTGGCCTAAATCGGCCATGGAATCCATATCGGTGTCATATGCACCGGAATCCATATCCCCCATGTCTAACCTTTGAGACATAGCTTCATCTTTGAACAATAAATTCTCAGCCGAAACAGTCTCTGGCGTTGCATGATCCGTAGCTGTAACATCTTCCTCCCCAGATTGGAGAGAAAGTCGTCTACTACTTTTCTTCCACGCTTTCGTGCGATGGACATCGTGTTTTCGGTAGTAATTATCCGCTATGCGGTTCTTACTTTCAAGCCACTCATACGTGGCTCTGTCACACGGTCCCACTAAACCTTTGCGTGGAGACAAACGGGTTCTACTCTTATTAAAAGAGGACACATTTTTCTTGCTCCCCTGCTGATGATGTGTCGCAACATCAACAGGATCTTGGCTGTTTTCTTTTTGATTTTTGTCGAGAATGATTCCTATGTGTGGTGCATTATCCTCATTTGCATCACAGGTGTTGGCTATTGTGGATCAACTAACACATCACTAAATAGTGACTTTGGGGAACGCCCAAGTGGATCTCGCGTACATCCCTTCTCCCAATATTAGCCAAATATATATAGGGATAGGTAACTATGCACTTACGACTACATTTTGGTTTAAAGGACCTTATAGTTCAGGCCCCGTGCTCAACTTAACATGTTGGGCACTTTCCTCCAGGATAATAATCCTGACTATTCTCCATATAGACATCATAGATCATGTCGAAAGTTGGGAAATCACGTTGAAGATATGGTGCAAGATCTTTCTCTCGCACTATCTCAAAAAACATGGCCCGTTTTTCATCAAAGACCTTACGTCCATAGAAGAAATACTCCGCTAACGCAGTAAACATAACATCAACAGCGTGCTGTTCTACACACACTACTTTTGATGGTATGTGCATAGTAAGCATCTTTGCAATCGATGCATGTTCAATCTGCGCCACGTGATGTCCAATCTCCG